TCAGGGCTTGCTTTTAGAAAGCGAAAGGCACAGACACTATCTTGCTTTTGATACAACAGAACTTCTCAAGGGAGATATACTTAAACGCTATCAGGCATATCAAATAGGTTTAGCAAATAATTTCTTACAGGCTGATGAGGTTCGATATAAAGAAGACCTAAAACCACTTGGCTTTAATTTCATACGCTTGGGCTTGCAAGATGTTCTTCTCGACCCGAAAACAAACACAATCTATACTCCGAACACAAATCAAACAACAATGTTTGGTCAGAATGTAAATCAGCAGATAGCTGACAGTATGATTGAAGAAACAGAGCAACGCTGGGACGGTCAACGTCGAGAAAGCAATGGACAGTTCGGTAAAGGAAAAAGGCCACGCTCAGCACAGTCAAAAAGGAAGAAAAACGGTTCAGATAAATCCTCTGAAAGACTTGAAAAGTCGGATAAGAGTGATATGATAAGAGTGATATAATAAAAGAAAAACAAAAATCTTCAAATGTACCGAATGTGTCGGCTAAAGGAAGAAATGAATTTACAGTCAAGGGATTTAAAAATAAACAGGCTCTAAATAACCATTGGACAAATGGTCGTACTCACAGAGATGAGTATATTCAAGACGGTATTACAACGGCAGAACAATATCAAGCAAGAGCCTTGCAACTAATACAAAGCTCTGCCGACGGTAAAAAAATATTTGGTTATAAAAATTCATTAGGTCAGATAATAAGATATGATGTTGATAAAAATGATTTTGTAAAAGGAAACCCTAAAAAAGGAATTTTTACAATGTTTAAGCCCGAAAAAGGAAAAAAGTATTTTGATGAAAAACTGAAAGAAGAAGGAATACAAGATGATTAACTTAACTGAATCATATCCTTGCCCTGTATGTGGACAACACATTTTTGAAGAACCAGATACTTACGATATGTGTCCCGTTTGTGGTTGGTTTGATGACGGATTGCAAAGAATAAGACCTGATATGTCTGGCTGTAACTATTTAAGTCTTAACGAATATCGTGAAAAGTGGCTGAAAGGAGAAATTTCTCGGCCTATACTTGATTATGATTAAAGAAACCGCTCCTTGAGGGCGGTTTTTCTATGCCCGAAAACAAACACAATCTATACTCCGAACACAAATCAAACAACAATGTTTGGTCAGAATGTAAATCAACAGGTTGTTGATAATATGATTGAGGAAACAGAGCAACGCTGGGACGGTCAGCCTCGTGATAGTGAAGGCAGATTCGATAAAGGAAAAAGACGAAGATTAGTTCGTTCAGGAGCAAAGCGAAAAACCTCTGAAAAATCTTCTAAAAGACTTGAGAAGTCGGACAAGAATGATATAATAGAAGAAAAGAAAATCACTAATGCAGTCGGACACCCTGTGAAAATTGTAAAAAGAAACGAAATTCACGGAGAATCTAACGGCATAACGCAAAAGGAAAATAGCAGAGGTGGAATAGAGCGCAATTATTATGATGGAAACGGAAATCAGATTAAGCAGGTTTCCAATAACAACCACGGAAATCCGAAAAAACACCCTTATGGGAAAAATGGTGAACACACTCACGAGTATATTTACGATGAAAATGGAAATCTCATAGGCAGACCAATGCGTGAATTAACGATGAAGAGCGAAAGGAGAATGAAGATATACTATGAAATTATCAGATTTGAAAAACAGAATAGCTTCTCTTTCGGGATTTATCGGTTTTGATTATAACGATACCCCTTGTGGAATTGACCCGATAAATCAAAGCCATTTTGAAATGTGGTGCGGCAATGATTATATTACTGCCAAAAGTATTGACGAAGTAATGACTACAAAAATTTTCAACGGAAATTCTCTTACAGATATATTTGATAAAATCACAAACTTTGATTTTTAACCGCTCCTTGAGGGCGGTTTTTCTATGCCCGAAAACAAACACAATCTATACTCCGAACACAAATCAAACAACAATGTTTGGGCAGAATGTAAATCAACAGGTTGCTGATAGTATGATTGAAGAAACAGAGCAACGCTGGGACGGTCAACGTCGAGAAAGCAATGGACAGTTCGGTAAAGGAAAAAGGCCACGCTCAGCACAGTCAAAAAGGAAGAAAAACGGTTCAGATAAATCCTCTGAAAGACTTGAAAAGACGGACAAGAATGATATAATAAAGTCAAGAAATATAAGCGGAGCTTTAAATCCATTTAGTCCAGCAGCAGAAAAACATGCAACACAATATTATGAATCTGTAAGGCACATGAAGACGGACACAATAAAAATTTCTGAGGCTACTGGTATAGCTAAGCATAAAATTGATAAAATAAAAAATCATTTTTTTATATCTGAACATAATTTAATTGATGGGAAAAGACGGTTTGACCCTGATTATGAAATGGCTTAGTCATGGCAAAGATTGATAAATGGAAAGTTTAAGGAACAAGATATGATTCTTTTAAAACATGAATATGTCGAATTAAGATATATGGAAAAAGGTTTTTCTCAAAATGAAGCACATATTAAAGCCTCTCGCAGATATAATTTTGCAAAATATTGTGATTAAGAAGGTGATTTAATGGTAAAATTGTTTAATATTTTAATATCTAAAGATAATATATCTTGTGATTATACTCCCGAAGATTGTACAGAAGCAGGTCATGTTACAATGAACATTAAATCACAAGAAATTATAGATGTAAAATATTCAGAATATGAATATGGAAAAAAGTTATATGTTGCTCATGTTCGTAAAAAACTTGCAGAATTAACACAATTATCTGAAATACCAAAAGAAGTAATTGCTATTTGGTACTAAATTAACCGCTCCTTGAGGGCGGTTTTTCTATGCCCGAAAACGAATACAATCTATACTCCGAACACAAATCAAACAACAATGTTTGGTCAGAATGTAAATCAACAGGTTGCTGATAGTATGATTGAGGAAACAGAGCAACGCTGGGACGGTCAGCCTCGTGATAGTGACGGCAGATTCGATAAAGGGAAAAGACGAAGATTAGTTCGTTCAGGAACAAAGCGAAAAAACTCTGTAAAATCTTCTAAAAGACTTGAAAAGTCGGATAAGAATGATATAATAAAGTCAAGAGGTATTACTATTGGCAAAAGTGTTGGTGCTGCAGGAAAAAATTACCCTGTGAGACTTCCTAACGGAAATCATACAAAGCTTGCAGAAGGTACAAAAATAACTAAGGTTAGAGTATTTGCAGGTAAAGGTACTAATACACCAATAAGGAATAGATTTTATTTTGAATCTACATACAAAATAAAAGCTAACGAGTGGCAAAAAGTCAGAGGCGAAGGAACGGTAGTCTTTGAAGGGAAAAACCGAACTGCTGAACTTCATTGGTACGAAGCAGATGGTGAAAAAGTCGATATGAAAGTAAAGAGGTGGTTAGATGAAGGTTAGATATATTGGTGAAACTTCTCCAGTGTCGCTTACATATGGAGAAATTTACGATGTGCTTTCCGTTGAAAAAGAATGGTACAGAATTGTTGACAATAGCGAAGAAGATTATCTTTATCCACCTGATGAATTTGAAATAGTAGAAGAATAATTAACCGCTCCTTGAGGGCGGTTTTTCTATGCCCGAAAACAAACACAATCTATACTCCGAACACAAATCAAACAACAATGTTTGGGCAGAGTGTAAATCAGCAGATAGCTGACAGTATGATTGAATAAACAGAACAACGCTGGGACGGTCAGCCTCGTGATAGTGACGGCAGATTCGATAAAGGAAAAAGACGAAGATTAGTTCGTTCAGGAGCAAAGCGAAAAAACTCTGGAAAATCTTCTAAAAGCCTTGAAAAGTCGGATAAGAATGATATAATAAAGAAAAATAAATCTTTAAAAATAAACTTACAGCTATTTGCTGAGAAAGATATTCATAACCAAAATTCAAACTCATTAAAACGAGCTATAAGAAAATATAAAGCAAGAATAGCTGAACATGAAGATAAGATTAATAACCCCAAAAAGTATGTTCAAGATTGGTTGAACTATGAGGAACGCAGAAAACAAGGCTTAATAAGACATTGGAAAAAGAAATTAATAACTTTGAAGAATCTATTCAGAATATAATTGATGAATTAAAGAAAAGAGGAGATAACGATGAATAATCAGCTTTCAGTATCGGAACTTGAATATATAGTTTCAAGAGTATTAGATAATGCAAAAGACGCAGCAGAAAGCAAGGATAAGTCGGAGTTTACTGATGGGAAAAAACTTGCATATTATGAAATACTTGATACTATAAAAAATGAACTTATCGCAAGGAATATTGATTTGAAACCTTTTGGACTTGATATTCCTCTTGAAGATTTACTTTAATTTCAACCGTCTACAAGGCGGTTTTTCTATGCCCGAAAGCAGGTGAAACAATGGATTTTCGAGAGTTTATAGAAGAAAGATTTATTAAGATAAACTAAGCACTCTGAAAAGGGTGCTTTTTTTTATGCCCTGAGTATGGCTTAAAACTGCTCTATTTTTATACCCGAAGGTAGGTGAGAATATTGCAAATCGAAATCAGAAGTAGCAATGAGGCTGTTATAAGCGGCTATGTGAATGCTGTTGAGCGTGATAGTCGCATAATGCCAAAAGGCAAGGGAGCAACTGCGGTACGAAGCTTTGTTGAGCGAGTTAGGGCAGGTACATTCGATAAGGCTATAAAACGAGGAACGCCAATAGAGCTTCGCTTTAATCATGACAAAATAATAGGCGATACCACAAGTAACCTTGAACTCTATGAAGATAATATTGGTCTTTATGCGAGGGCAATAATCAGTGATACAGAGGTTATTGAAAAGGCTCAGCGTGGGGAGTTGCGTGGGTGGTCATTCGGCTTTATCTCTGAGGGCGAATCCTGGGATAAAGAAGGCGAGCTTGACAGACGAACGCTTGAAGACATTGATTTGAAAGAAGTTTCAATTCTCGACAAAACACCAGCTTACTTTGGCACTTCCATTGAAGTAAGGGGTGAAGAATCAAATGTTTTTGAAACAAGAGGAATTGCAGGAAACATAAAGCTTATCGGAAAAGAATCTCCGAAAGCAAATAGTTTAGAAATCTATGAAAAAGAACTTGAAATTTTGAAAGAGAGGTAATTTATTATGAAAGCACTAATCGAAAAGAAAAATGCTCTACTTGATGAGGCAGACGCTCTTATCAATAAAGCAAAGACAGAGAACAGAGCGTTTGAGGATAGCGAACTTAGTCGCTATAATGAAATCAAAGCAGAGCTTGCAAGGCTCAATAAGACTATTTCAGCCGTAAAAGAAACAAGAGAAGCTGAAATTGACGAACCTGATAATAAAAAGAACAGTACAGAAGAAACCGAAACAAGACTTTTTGAAGCTTATATCCGAAATCCGAAGGCTGTTGAAACTCGTGCTGACACTAATCTCACCTTCGGTGCTAATGGTGCGATTATACCAACAAGCATTGAAAATAAGATTATTGATAAGGTGAAAGAAATTTGCCCTATTTTTGAACTTGCAACAAAGTATAATGTCGGCGGTACTCTTACAATTCCATACATTGATACAGATACAAGCGATAATAAAATGGCTTATGCAACAGAGTTTACAGAACTTGAAAGTACATCGGCAAGCTTTAAGTCAATTTCTCTTACAGGGTTCCTTGCTGCAACACTTTGCAAGATTTCTAAGTCACTTATCAATAATTCACAATTTGATATTGTGTCATATACAATTCAGCATATGGCTGTTAATATCGCACAGTGGATAGAAGGTCAGTTACTCAAATAATATCAACACAAGATGTTTGGACTGCAATCTTTGCAGCAATTACGCAAGGTATTCTCTGTGCTGGAGCAAGCGTTTATGCAAATCAAATCTATAAGCAAATAAAAAAGGGTGATTGATATGGACTTAACAGACATTGCAATGTACTGCAAAATCAAGCAGTCGGAGCGAGAGGCAGATAAGTATAAACAGCAATCTGACTTGTATGAGAGTGTGTTGACAGGTACAGTTACTGAGTTTGTTGTGCCGAGCGAGTGGACAGAAATTAGACGAGGTGCATTTAATACTTGTACTGAGCTGACAAGTGTTACTTTGTCTGATAATATAGCGACAATAGGGATAACGGCTTTTAACTTCTGATTGAGTCTTGAAAGTATAAATATCCCTGATAGCGTAACAGAAATTAAAGACAATGCTTTTTATGGGTGTACATCTCTTATTGATATGACAATATCTAACACTGTCGCAAAATTAGGAAAATCAGTATTTACCAACTGCTCAAAACTCACAAATGTTACTCTCGGTGACGGATTTAATTGCAATGGTCTTGATTTATCGCCAAGTACAAAATACGGCGTAGACACGCTTGTAGCAATGCTTACGGCTCTTGCTGACCGTACAGGACAGACAGCGTATACATTGACGCTTGGAGCAACTAATCTCGCAAAGCTCATCTTGGCAAAGACACGCTTACAAGCATTGTTATTGTCTTCTGCGATAGAATCAAGTCTGCTGGCTATCGTCCAATGCTCTATTGCAACCCGAATTGGCTATGCAATTATTTGCATAAAGACAAGCTGATAAATAAGTACGACATCTGGCTTGCAAACTGGGGCGTGTCTGCACCAAGCTACAATTGTGCAATCTGGCAGTACTCAGAAAATGGCAGTGTGCCAGGCATTTCAGGTTCAGTTGATATAAACTGGATTTTTAAAGACTATATAACTAAAAAACCAACTAAAACAAAAAACGGTGATAAAGTAAAGGTTATTAACAAGACTTCATTCCTTCGCTCTCAGCCCGTTTTTGACGATATGGGAGGAAGCTCTCGTAAGCTGACAACGCTTAAAATTGGAACTGTTGGAGAATTTATAGCTGATAACGGTGACGGCTGGTCTAAAATACACGCTGATAATACTACTGGTTATATCCAAAATAGTAGAATTAACGGAGTGGGCTTGTCGACTTGGAAAAAAGGTACTATCTTAGGTGTACCACTGTATAGCAAGCCAAACAACACTAAGCCTTGTGCGTATGTCAATAAAGGCGATAAGTTCAATGTTGTATGCTCTATTAAATCCGGAAAGTATGCTGGTTGGAGTATTATACATTACAACAATCAGGATAAATATATCCGCACTGATATGTTGGAAATTTAAAAGTTACATAATAAACTAAACATAAAAATAAAATCATAAACCTTACAAATTTAAAAACCGCTCTCAATTTGATATGCACCTCCAAAAGTGTCTAATTTTTGGGGTTCACTTCATTTTTGAGAGCGGTTTTTTATTTCATAAATGATGTTTAAATATAGTTTATGCAGTATTTAAACTCGCATAAATATTCAAATCATTTTTTGCATTTTATTTGCAAATTTTTTGGATTTCATTTGCAAAGCTACATCTATCTTAATATCCGGATTGATATACTTCTTTACTTTTGAAATGGTCTGCACAAGCTGTGTCATCCCCTTTGCAGGCAAATACTGAGCCTGAACCGGAATGATAACACTGTCTGCCGCCGATAAAGCATTGAGAGTAACCATACCAAGTGAAGGCATACAGTCTATAATTACATAATCATATCTGTTCTTCACTTGACTCAGATAATTCTTGAGTGTAGTTTCTCTGCTCATTGCGTTCACAAGGTTAAATTCCATTGCTGAAAGCTCAAGGTTTGCCGGAACAAGGTCAACACCTTCTTCGTGGTGCAGGATACCAACCATAGGGTCTGTCATCGTTTCATTGATTACATCTGTGAGTTTCGTTGCAAGCGTGATACCCAAGCCGTCTGTATCCTGCCAACCAAGACAAGTCGTTAAATCTCCCTGCGGGTCTGCGTCTATGAGCAATACTTTCTTGCCCTGCATTGCAAGCCCGACTCCGAGATTAACTGTTGTGGTGGTCTTTCCGACTCCGCCTTTCTGGTTACATACGGAAATCGTTTTACAGTTTGACACTTCTTTTTGCCCTCCTTTCTGAAAATTCATAGCCACCGCATTATGGCTATGTACCTGACCGACTCATTTCCTAATCGGTCATAGCAATATTTGTTCTCAACACCCCTTGCCAAGCAAAATGCTTATGGGAAGTCACTAAGGAACAGACTGCTTATCTGTATCATAGGATTCTAACCTCTGCCGGGTACTCCGCCAGCTCCGTAGAGAAGTATCATTATCATTCTGACTGTCATCGCCATATCAGGGGCAACCTGATACTCATAGCCGGAGTTCTCGCTATTCTGAAATGCAGAAATCACGGCGTACCTGCTAAAGTGGCTATCATCAGAAATAAAGTCTTAGTGAATGACTTATTCAGTTTTCAAGCGAAAAGGCTTCCGTTTTTGCTATCCGGAATGAGCCCCTTCACTCATTTGGACAAAGGGGTATGAAATGCACACCCAAAATCGCCGTTTTTCCGAAAATTTTTTTGAAAAATTTTTTTGAAAAATTTTTTGAAATAAAAAAAGCCGCCTGCTCCGGTTAGGAAACAGACGGCAAATCAACGTTCTAAATGTATTCAATTTTCAATTTCTTTTTCTTTGCTTCAAGCACTTTGCAGAGGACATCATCTACTGCATC